CAATTGGTCGCGCATCTTAGGCAAGCATGACAGGAGTAGCACCTACGCGCACCCCATCATGCTTGCCTAAGATGCGCGACCAATTGTCAGCCAGCGTCTTGTCATCGACAGCCAGTGGCCTGCGATCGCTACCCTTGCTCATTACGGACCAGGAGGCTGGTAGTTGACGCCCAAGTAATACGTCAGCGCAGCGAAGGTCTCAAACACCACGCATTCGCTCGGATCTGCTCCAACACGGGGCATGCAGATGTAACCATTGGCCGAGCGCTAAATGACAACAGTGCTTCCAGCAAGCCAGGTGGGAACGCTCATTTCTTCTCCTTGGTGGGTTTAGACCAGCCGCAAATCTGCCTGCCGGTTTCGTCGTGATCTAGGATCTGCCGGGCGGTTCCGTCTGTAAGCTGGTCGTCCCGGCTTGGGAAGATGGGCTTTACCCATTCGCAACCGTTGCTCGGCTTAATCTCTTGCCCAGTCTTGCAGCTTGCCAGCAGCGCTATCAGGAGCAGCATCGCCAATCCGCTGGATAGGCGCATCGGGAAGCTTTTGGGTTTCCTGCTCAACATGGCTTCGGACCTGTGCGCGCTTGGTGATCTGCTTCTGAGTCTTGATTTCAACCTTGGATTGCTTGGCTTCGTCGTGGACGCGGGCGAAGTGCCAGCCACCTAGAAGAAGGACGACTGCCAGTACGGCGATCACGATCAGCTTGATGCGGCTCATTCGCACGGCTTCCCGTACTTGCAGATGATGAATAGATAAATCGCCACGATTGCCAACAGAATCAGCTTCATAGCGACCTCACTGAATAGATTGGGCGGCCCGCCACTGCTTATCAGTGAAGGCCAGCCCATACGAGCCCATGAACTTCATGTATCCGTTGTCTACCTGCTGGTAGAGGACCGATATCACGCCGACCACTCGGCCATCGCTATCGAACACACCTGCACCAGAGTCGCCGTAGAACCCGTTGAGGTCGTACAGCGTGACGTGCTGGCCTCGGATGTCCTTGTAACCGGCGATATAGCCTTGGCGGTAGAAGCTCTCCAGTTCGCCGGGATTGCCGAGAACATAGACTGCGGCGCCCTGCTCAGGCTCATCGGACACATCGGCCGACTGCGCGAACACATGGTCGGTCAGCAGCAGGACGTGATCTTTGCCGTCCTTCATCACCTGAGTGACTTTGACATCCACCCCGTCCACCGAGATGACATCCGATCCGTCCAAGCAATGTTCTGCGGTGAGGATCGATCGCTTGCCTACTACCGTCCCAGAGCATGCGCCATCACTGAAATGTAGATGGACTGCGGTGTGTCGCATGGTCTCTAACGGCTTAGTGGCACATCCCGCGAAGGTCAGGAGGGAGCTGATGACCAGGAGATGTACCAAGGATTTCATGACTGCTTACCCTTGCACAGGGCTCGCTCAGCGGCCCTACGTCGTACTAGACCAGGAAGTTTCTCGCCGTCCGAATAGACCCAACGGCTCATCTCCGCACAGGCACCGGGCATATCACCGGAGTTGGCCTTGCGGGCCAGCGTGGACTGGCAGAAAGCGGTAGCGCCTACGTTGTAGGTGAAGGAGGTAAACGCCGCAGCCTCATAAGGCTTGAGCGGAACATGGATACAACGCTGTACGGCCCCATAGGCTGCCGCCAGGTCGCCACGCAGTAGTTGCTCGCACTGCGACAGGCCAAGCTTCTCGCCGGGCCTTACATCGTCTCCCGTGTGGCCGTAGCAGATAGTCGGTATGCCAACCGGATCGGCGTAGGTCTCGGGGACATAGCCCTCGAAATGCACGACAACACCAGCGGCCAGGCTCAGAACCAGACTGGCGGCTCCGGCTCCGACCTTAAGACGGGTGCTTGCCATGGCGCTTAGCCCTCACCCACTTGATGCCCTTGTATCCAAGCTAGACGATGAGCATCGAGGTGTAGATGCTTGCCAGCAGATAGGAGATTGGCCCCCAGGGAATGTCGGCGATCCAACTGGCCCCGAAGAACGCTGCCAGCGGAGACGCCATAGCAGCATCACGAAGCACTTCATTCCCCTGAGACATGGTTACTTCTTCTTGCCGAGGATCTTGTTGGCCTTGCTATCGATCTTGGCTTTAGCTGCGGGCGACAGATTGCCCTTAGCCTCCTGCTGGCTAGCGCGAGCCTTAGCGTTGGCGGCGTGACTAGCATCCGGCATCGGATACTTGCGCTGGCCGGGAAGGCCGAAATCACTGGAAAGGAGACCTTTCCTCTACTTGCCAGTCAGCTTTGCCATGTCATTTCACCGCGGTTAGGTTGGTCTTACTCTTGCCCTTGCCAATAACGACCCAGCGGTCCTCTTCGGCGCTCAGGCCGTAGATGTCCCCAGGCTTGTCTGGAATGTGCAGCGCCTCGAAACCGCGAGACTTGCAGAACTCACCCACGCCCAGTGGAAAGATGTACTGACCGCTGTTGGCCGTACCACCGCCGCTGTAGACGACCCAATCGGCATCGCCGTGGTCTTCTTCAAGGTCAATCTCGCCGACAATATCAACTTCGGTTTCGTCGGTCATGGCTGGCTCCGAATGAATCTGGGTGGCAGAACGCCTACGCGTCGGCTTTACAGGCCACGGGTTCCCAAGGTTGTGAGGGTTTTAACCTTTCGGACCTCTCCCGACCTCGCCATGCAGCCGGACCCGCATGGCCGATATCTAGCCTGCTGCCACCCAAAACTTGTAGGTGCCGCCGGCCGTTAGGTCGCAGCGGCGGAGGCCGGTGGTTCGTCACCACTTTTCGACCACAGTTATATTTTACCGCCGATATCGTCCATGTTCAGACCGTTCATGTCTGCGCACTTCGCGATAGGCAATGATTAAGCGAATCCAGTACTCATCGAGACTCGCCGCCAGCCTGGCATAAATGCGGTCGCGAAGCCTCTTGTATGTATTTCGGTCAACGCTAATCGTCGCCGCTATGTCACTGTGCGGCGCGAGCCACCGACTGAACACTAGGCGGGAAAGAACATCCAGTGACACGCATCCAATTAACTCATCGCTTAGCGTCTTGCGCTTGACGGCACCATCCAGGCAGTAGACCCAGGTGAATGCGATGGCCCACTCCCGCAAACGTGGCAGAAAAATGGAGTCTCCAGCAAGAGCGGTGCGATACATCATCCAGTTTGGGAAGCCATTCCTAAACTCGGTCCGCACGAGACGATCAGCATCAATGATCTGCTGAGTTACAGGACCGATGAGGACCGTTTCGATGTCCATCCCGCGAACATCGAAGCTATGGAGCTCCTTCTTGTGCGCCTCAACCTTCATTTCGCCTGCCCCGCTTACCGCTTGAGAATGGCTTAACATGCGTGCACCTGACCTCAATCCGCCTTGTCCCGATCTTGAACAGTTCATCTATTGCAACGCTCTTCAAGAACGGATCGCAGCTAAACCACTCGCCACTCACTGGCGTAAACCCACCATGAGACTCAAGCGACCTCATAAGCTCAGTTTCGCCCCTAAGCGCATCACCACGGCTACTTACAATTGCTGCCCACATGAAGGTCATTCCACCTGGAAGTACACCGCCATAGCTATTAATCCGGCTCTTCAAATTGCCAGTCATGCCAGCCTTCAAATAGAGCACCTCCGGATGCGGTTGGTATCCGCCGAGATAGACTCTGAAGTCCATTAGAGCTGCCTAGCCAAAGTGAATCGCTGCTCAGCATTCGGGTACTTCTTCCGCAGGAAGTCGTGCAGCTCCATGCCTTCGTACTTCCGGCACAGCGCCTGCAAGGTGACCGGCATCGGCTCCAGGTCGCCGTTGTTGCGCACATCGTTCAGCACCACAATCCCGCGCCAGTCGTTGTTTCGCTGGTGGCCGCGGTATCCCTCATCGTGCAAATAGGCTGACCCAGCCACGATGCCGTGGATGGTCCGGCCGATAGGCAGTGGCCGTCGATGGACCAAATAGCCCTGCTCATGGCCGCACACGAACGTCGCACCGATCTTGTTCAACCGGTTGTCCATCGATCCGCCAATGGGGCGGTCTGACTTCTCCATCTGGAAGTAATGGGAGTAATTCACTCCGTCCACCTCGACCACCCGGAGGAACGCATGCCGCTCGAATCCCTGAGTGTCCAGATGGTGCTCACCGATCGTGCCGGCGAAACGAGGGTCGTTGTTGATCGCCCGGTTGATTCGGTTCTCATGGTTGCCGAACGTGAAGATGCAGCGAGGATTCCAGGCGCCGCGACGACCACGGATCAGCCTCGCCTGCTCTGACCGCATAGGAGCCACGAGACGGGCATAGGCGTCGTTCCCTGTATCTACGTCGTCCTCGTACCTGGCCCCCTCCTTGGCGAGCGAACCAGGACCGTCATGCGACGACAGGCTAGGCATGTCCCACCAGTCACCGATATTCACGATGACATCTGGCTTGTAGTCCACGATGGCCTGGGCGATCCAATCGATATGATCGGTTGGGACGCCCGGACGAACCTGACAGTCGGGGATCACGAAATGGCGACGCGCTGCCATATCAGTCCAAGATTGCCTTAAGCTTCTCTGCCACGCGGGCGGCACGGTCTGCCTCCGCAGCATGCTTGTTGCTTTCCGTCACAAGTTGGGATGCCTGGGAGAGCTTGTCCTCTGCCTTGGCCTTAAGGTCCTCGGCATGCGAAAGAAGCTTGGACACCTTAGCCTCAAGGTCACCAATGATCTTATTGATGGTGTTCTGGAAGAACATTGAAGTAATCCTCTTAGCCCGGAGTGATGGTTGCCATAATGGCGATGGCTACAATCAATATGACAATCAGCGCGGAGATCCAAAGCGGCGACAGAACCCACCACCAAGACCACGCGATTGCCCCAAACAGTTTTGCGCCGATGAATAAGAGGGTTAGTAGACCCACAAACCCAATGCGGCCAGTATTTGCATGTGCTGCCTCGGACATCTTTCAGACTCCGGTTGAGTTATCGTCGCGGGCGTATTCGTCGCGAAGCGTTTCGGCGTTCATAGGATGGCTCTGTCCATGCCGCGTGGATATCTGTGGAATGTGGACGGCCTTGCCTTTGCCTGAGCGGACAACGCATCCATTAGGAAGGAGAATCCATCCGTCCCGCCACTCGATGTTCCGAATTGGGATATTGGTTAGACTGGCCTTCTCTAGCTCCGTCTGGAGCAATGCAAGTGCACGCCAAGCGACCTTTGTGGAATGGCGCACGCCATCCGTATCAATGGTTCCTCGCTCCATGAAATGGCGGACAAGGCAGTCGTCGTGATCGGTAGACTTATTGCGATTCCAGTGCAAAGGCTGACCTGGGTTGTGCTGGTCATTCCCGATGCGGGATAGCTCGGCGATAGCCGCTATCGCATCGGGAAAGTAATTCAGAACGCCAGAGGCAATCGGCACACCCTTACGCTTCTTGGCATCGGTCGGAATACTCACGTCTCGGCCTCCGTGTTTCCAAATCGGAGGCCGTTGAACCAGCGACGCAAGATGTACTGGCGCACCAACGAAATGGCCGTAAAGACCAGGCCGATGCCAAAGGCCTTTGCGGCCGTGATGGACGAGAAACCGAACATGGGCAAGAACACCATGTTCGCTGACCAGTTGATAGCGAAGCCTACGGCGATGTTCGCCCAGGCCTCGGTGAATGAACCCAACTTCGTTTGAGACATTGCACCAACCTCGCTTCAGTTGGTGCCATTTCATCGCTAACCTGTCAAAGGTTGATCTAAAACTTGGACTTTCTTTCTTGCACGCTTGGCAAGGTTGTAGACGGTAGCCCGGCAGCACCCGAGGCGCTCTGCTGTTACCTCGGCACCAAGAAGCGGAAGCATGCTATCGGCATGGCGAAGTCGTCGTGCGCGGTAAAGCAGGCTTATTAGGCGGGCCTCGATGGTACCAAGCACGGACATCTCCACGCCCTCTGCGCGGAGGCTCTCAAACAGATCGGTAATCTGCTTATCGATATCCATCGCTCAACCCTCAAACAAGTCGATTTCCCGGAGACGAAGCACGAACCCCTGATAGTCAAGTTCCTCCGTGTACTGGTGATCGAAGGTCCATGCCTCGTTGATTCCTATCAGCTCCCTCATACGCATGCGGACACGCCAACCTTGTCGGTTTAGCTTGTAGGCGAGGACGGGTGATCGCTTACATTTCGCCGCGTCTGCGCATGTCTGCTGCCACCAACCCTTGATGTTGGACCTCGCCGCATGCTTTACCTGGATAGCGAACGGGCCCAGCATGATGTCAGCACCACCGTCCCTTGCCTGACCCAAAGTGCGTTTAATGCACAATCCAAGGTCGTCGGAAAGCATGGCGGCCAGCTGGTTCTCGGCCCGAGCGCCCTTGTCTCGCTGCATCTTTCCCATCACGCCACCATCCGCTCTTTGCCCATCACAGCCTCCAAATCCTCCACCAGCCAATCGCGACTCACCTTGCGCTTATAGTGGCCGATGATCTTCAGGCGATGCAGGAAAATCGCACTGTAAGATTCAGTCTCAATGTGAAACACGCTTCCGCGACGGTCATAGCCAACCGCCCAGGTATGCGCACCACCACGATTCATCATGCGTCGGTCAATCTTCCGAGCAATCTGTTCGGCGGTGTCATCGTGGATGTTGCCTACTGGGATGGGCTTGATCTGGAACATGGTGTTACCTCTTTAGGATGAGCAGGCCATTGCGGATAAGCCAGTCATGGGCGCGCAGAATGGCCTTGTCGATAAGTGCACGGCGTTCGTCACGCGATAGGTGGCGTCCTGAATCGATGGATTGGTGGCATTCCGGACACAGTGGGGCTGTCATCCACGGATCGCTCTTCTTGCCCATGCCCTTGCCTTCGTTGCGATGGGCGACTTGCACGCCATAAGATCCACACAAGGCGCATGTCTCCATCATGGCGACAGCGGCAAACCAGCGGCGTTCTTCGGCGGTGCTCACTGGTGCAACTCCACGTCATACTCAGCGCAGTACGCCTGAGCGAATTCGATAAGTTCCGACATCTCGCCAACTGGCAAGCGTCGGGTCTGTATTCCAAGGTTCACCACGCTGTGGCCGTCAAGGCTTGGCACAACTTGACCTTGATTTCGGTCAGTCGCCCTAGCCCAGGCATCTACGAGAAGGCGCTTCCAGCCCTCCGTATCAATCTGACGGCCAGCCCATGCGCGTTGCTGCGAAAGCTCGTGACAAATGCTATGGAATAGATCGTTCTGTTCCGTGCTTCGCTTGCTCTTCGCCTCACTCACCGTCACCCTCACCCGCTTCCCTGCCGTAACTAGCTTGGTCACAAGCTCCCATGCACTGACCATGTGCTGGCGTGCGTCTGACTTGGTGAGGGTGAAAGACTTGGAGGTCATGGCTTACTTGCTGACCTGGACAAACACGTACTTTTCAGTGCGATGTACGATCTTCGCAATGCGCTCGCCAGTCTCCTTCAAGAAGCGTGCTGCGCTGCGCGACACTGCGCCAATTGGGTTCATGTCCTTGCGACCCACAACAGCCCATTTGTCGTCGGGCCAGATGTCTTCGAAGTTGTCAACATGAATGCGCTGCATGTCACCGGTCTTGAGTGTCTTAGCCATGTCTGCGTTTCCTCTGCTTGGTTAGATCAACATGTAGGAGAATCTTTTCTACGTCGGCTCCTTCGAATGGAACGGACTTACCAACTTCCCTGTCGCCCTCTTTCGCGTACTTCACTTTTGCTCCCGGGAATGCTTGCCTCACCTCGTCCACTAGCTGCGCTACCCCCGGCATCCACTCCCGCATCTTCTGTGCGCGCTGATCGGCTGCTATTTGGTCTGCCCTGACAAGTGACAGGGCGTCATTCGTAGTCGGCATAGTTTTCGAACCTCATGCAGTCGGCGAGCCACGCAGCTTTCACGATGCCGGTGGGTCCATGGCGGTTCTTCTCGATGCTCAGGATGGATAGCGCCTCTTCGGCGCTCTCGTCATGCACGGATGGCCGGTAGAGCGTGATGATCTGGTCCGCCTCTTTCTCGATGGACGAGCTATCCGACAAGTCGCCCATGCCAGGCTGTTTATCGTCGCGCTTGTCGACATCGCGGCTCACCTGGGCGAGTGACACCACCGGTATGCACAGCTCGCGGGCAAGATCCTTCAGGCCTTGCGCTACCTCGCCTACATGCTCATCGCGACGGGCATTCTTTCCGGTCCGGCTGGATCGGATGCGTTGCAGGTAGTCCACGAACAAAACACGCATGCCGTTCTGCTGCTTCCACTTGCGCGCCATGCGCGAGATGTCGGCGATGGACGGCGAGCTGCGGTCATAAATCTGACAAACGCGGTCATTCAGCTCTTCAATGGCATAGGCGAGCTTCCCGTAATCCTCGTCACGGAAGCGGCCGTTACGCATCTTCTCGGCTGCCACCTTCGACTTGGCGGCGATGATTCGGCCGCCTACCTGCACCATCGGCTGTTCAGCTGAGATAATCCCGCAGGACACCTTGCAGGCGATGGCGAAGTTAAGCAGGAGAGCCGTCTTGCCCATCGCAGGACGTGCTCCCACCACGATCAGGTCGGAGTCGTGCCAGCCGCCCAGGACTCGATCCAGGCGCTTTAGACCTGTGTGGATGCCGGGGATGTCATCGCCAAGCTCACGGGCTCGCTGAGCCTCCTGGTAGGCCGCAGCCATGGCCTGCTTCAGCGTGAACTCGGAGCGGGTCTCGGTCTTCTGCAGCTCCATCAACTCGACCACGCCGCGGTCAACAAGCTGCACGCTGTCCTCGTCCGAACCATAGGCGTCTTCCGCGAGCCTGGTGGCTCGGTCGATCACCTGCCGGCGAACGGACTTGCCGCGGATGATTTCGGCGTAGGCCAGTACGTTCGCTGCACTGGCCGTGCCGCCCGCCAGCTCGTAGAGGTAGGACGCGCCGCCCATCATCTGGGCAAAGCCGTTGGCGTCGAACCATTCGCCCAGGGTCACCGCGTCACACGGCTGACCACGGGCCGAAAGCTCCAGCATCGCCCGGTAGATGAGCTGGTGGTCCTTGCGGTAGAAGTCCTGAACCGCCAGACGGTCGGCAAGCGACTCGATCTTGTCAGGCACCAGCATCAGGCCGCCCAGCACCGCCTGCTCAGCGTCGACGGAGTGCGGCGGCACACGGATGCCCATGGCCCGTGCTTCGGCGGCAAGGCTCATGACAGCTCCTTGCGCTGGCGACGCACGGGTTGCGAGGCGCTATCGCCCGTGACCCATTCGGCCTTGAATCCCTGCCATCCGCGTTCGCAACAGGTGCGAAGAGCGGTTTCCAGGGTGTAGCCAACCTTTTCGGCCTCTCGCTTGATTCCAGCGATAACCGTTGGCGTAATAGCGGCCTTCTTGGCCTTTCGGAGTGCCTTGAAGTCCCGGACTACTTGCGGGTCTATATCCTCCAGCAGATCAGGCTCCGCGCTAGCGGATGTATTACCGACTACGTCTTCGAATACGACTACGTCTAGGTGAGCATTTGCTAGCAAATGATTGCAGCTGATATCAGATGCTGGCGACGGATAGCGGCTTACAGACCGACGCTGCTGGTTGAACTTCTGAAGTTCGATGTACTGCTTGCCGTCAACGACGTAGACAAGGATCAAACCGGCCTTCTGGCACGCAGCCATCCAGCGGGATATGTCCGCGACTCGCACATGATCGGTTTGCAGCGGGTAGCAGCGGGAACGCAGTAGTACTGGACTTGCTTCACAGCGGCCGTAGTCGTCAACGACCGACATGAGCCGCCTGTAGAACACTTCCTCATCCCATTTCAGCGAACAGACCGCTTCGCTGCTTAGGATGCTTTCTCGAACAATTCGGTTTGGCACTTCTCACCCCATCACTCAGGGCGTGGCCTCGATCCCCCTCCCAGGGAATGGAAAGCGCGAATGCTTGGTGTTAACTCATTGCGGCGAACCTCTTAACAAAGGTGTTGTAGTTCATGTCAGCCTTGCGGCGATTGCATGGAAGACATGACGGAACGATGTTGCGCAAACCCATGGCCCCACCCTTCGACAAAGGAACAACGTGATCGAGGGTGATTTCCAGCAGCGTGAGGTGGCGACCGCAGTAATGGCACTCGATCCATGGCCGACCAGCCATGAGGATTCGGCGAAATCGGTTCTTTCGCTCACCACCTTGCATTCGACGGGTCAAGCCGCCTCCTTAACCTCGGTCAGTTCTTCTCGCCCATGCAGCTGCTTGATGTACTCAGCCGCCTTCTTGGCGACGGGGTCCCAGCTGCCTAGCTCGAAGGGAATCGGGTCGTCTTTGCCTTGGTCGGTAATCACGCGGCCTCCGAAAAGCTCGCGATGTAGGAGATACGGTCCATCTCGCGCGGGCGGCCTTGGACAGCACGGAGCGCCGACTGCAGATCGCGGTACTGACGGACCAGATTCCAGCCGGTTGCTTCGATCAGTCGCTTAGCCATCCGAACCGTCAGCGCCCGCTCGCCCTTCTTCAGCATCGTCAGGTAGGCCCCGCTGATGCCCATACGCTTGGCGATCTCGGTCTGATGGCAGCCGGACAGACGAAGGGACACGGCAATCGCCTCTTCCTCTGAGGCACAGAGCCGCAGCGTCTGGTCGTCCGCATTACGTGCGGAAACCGAGGCTAGGACTCGCAATTCACCCTGATTCACTGCCCTTTACTCCCCTTCGCTTTCGTTAACAGGAATGGCTGGAGCCAAATAAAGGCCATGAGCCGGCCTTGTGGCTCTAAGAGTACCATTGATATTGGTATAGCGCAATACCGTTGACATTGGTCGACAGCAGGGACCGCGAATAGCATTGCTATATGAAGAAGAAGCAGCCGACCAAAGAGGCGCTAGCCCTGGCAGCCGCCATTGCTAGTAACAACCTGACGCATGCGGCTGTGGCTGACCATGTGGGTGCCCAAGAGAGCCAGGTATCACACTGGGTGACCAGTCATCGCCCAGTCCCCATAGATAAGGCCGAAAGGCTGGCTGAATACCTCGGCGTGGCACCAGAGAAGATCTGTGCGAGGTATGGGAAATCTGTCAGGGCAGTTAATGGATCAA